CAGCAGATACCATTTGGTTGCCAGATTCTAAGTTTATGTCATCGTATACAAAATCTTCTACTAAACATGGTAATGACTCTAGTTTACCAGCATATCTAAAGAAACCATTTTCAGACATCCAGTATGCAGAACCATCTACTTCTACACATGCATTCTGTCCAACTAATCCACAGTTAGTTCCAACCTGTGCAAACGCAAAGGTAAATGGTTGACCAACAAAACGTTGTGTAAATAAAGCTGTATCAGTCCAAACATAAATTGCATCTCTACCACGGATTGCTCCTCTAATCTGTGATCCATCAGCGAGTCTTTGTGTACCTGCTGTATTGGTTGCTGTAGGTGTATATGTATTTATATCCTCTTGATCTGAAAATCTGATAAACATATCATCTTGTGTTGTAGGAGTTCCAATAGTTGTTTCTGTTCCAAAGAATACCAAGTGTCTATCAGGAGTAGAAACTAACATATGTCGTGATGCAGTTGGTGCACCAGTTATAATACTTGCTCTAGTGTTTTCTGCACCTGATGCTGCAGAGTCCCAAGAAAAAACAGCGCTGTCGTGAATTAAACAAATAGCTTTGTCACCAAAATTATCTAATGACCACATGCCTGGTTCTAATACTAAGTCTCCAGATGCTGCCTCACCCCATGCAACAAAGTTTGTTGTGCTTGTAATAGTTGCTCCACCACTGTGTGCAGCTTTTGTTGTTCCTCTAACTTC